TATTGTCTCTATGTTTATCAACGAACGATTTAAGTTTGTTTAGAGTTATATAATTGATAAACTTTCTACGATCAACAATATCACCGAGCTGAATAACTTGAGTAATTCCACGTTTCTTTAGTTCCGGAAAATAAATTTCCTCAAAAAATTTATCAAAATAAGAAAGAAATTCCTGACTATCATTTCTTGCACCAAAGTGTAAATCACCCAATATAGCTATTTTCATGCATTAGCTTTCGGTTTAATTTTCTTCTTACTGATTATCTTTTTTTCGAAATCAGACATAAAGGTATTCATTTGTTCTTGCGACCACTCACCATATTGTATCTGATCATTATATTGACGTCCACGATCGTGGTCCTGAAGTTGTGAGGTTTCGTGAGTTATATTTGCGCGACCTATTGCCGCATATTTCGTATATAGATATTTTTTCTCTTTTTGAATCCTACGAATGAATGCAAAAAAGATTATCTGAGTGAAATATGCGAATGGATTTTTAGATTTATTTGGATCAAAATTATTGATATACTGCAAACAATTTTCAATCCCATCAGATATCATTTCTTCTCTAAAGATATAGTTAGAAAAATTAGGCTTGAATGCTAAGTGAGTAGATATCTTCATAATCGATTCTCCGATATAATTAGATATACGAGGCGGTGGTTCATTTTTTTCTAAACTTTCATTCACTAAGTTTTTATATTCTACCATTGCCGCATATAATTTAGAATTATCTACGTAGTGAGGTTTTGGTTTTACAGCAGCCATAATATGTTTCCTAGTTAATCCAATTATTTGAAGTATTAGACGTCCAAAGTTTAAATAATTCCGGACTTTCATTTATTTTTTCGTATAGATCTCGTATCTTTGTTGCCATGTTTTCTTTTGATAAACCCATTTGCGACTCATAATGCACCTTTAATTTTTCTGGAGAAGGAAGAATTGTAATAATATTAAATTTATAAATTTGAAATATAGAATTCATCAGTTCTTCAGTAGGAACCCACGGAATCATCCCCATGATTATAGATTCGCTGGTCGAATTTTTCGTATACACAAATTTCAATGGATATGTGACATAATAACATTCGTCATCTTCTTCTAATACTGTAGAAACTACATCTTCCCCATTGCACATTTTAATGTAACAAATATCACTCATTATAATCCTTTAATTTAATTGTATATATCTGATAAGGAAAGGATTCTTCATTATACATTCTAACTCTTTCTATCAGATGATTTAACGTGAAGTTCTTCTTATTCTTTAAAGAAATATCATCTGCAATATCAAACAGTTTGCAAGAAACTTTTGTATCACTTACTCTAAGTCCACGACCAATTGACTGCAGAGTTCTGATTCTACTTTTTGTCGGACTTGCGAATATAATATTATGAAGATTTTTAATATTTATACCTGTTGAAAATGTTCCAAACGAAGCTACGATTATGCTATCACTAGAACCCTCCACCAAACCGCGAATATTTTCTCTTTCATCTCCATCGACATCTCCACTAACGAAATGACAGGAATGTGATGAATCGTTTTTCTTGAGTATCATGTCATATAATATCTGACCATGCTTTTCAACAAATGTGTAAAGTAATAAAGTGTTGCCTTTTAGAGATAGAGTAAGATTCGTTATAAACTTATTTCTAGCATGATTGGAAATAATATATTCGAGCTCTTCCGGATATGTTCTATCCGATGCATTTTGTTTTGGATGCTTCAGAACGATAATTTTTATATCTATAGAAGCGAGTTTTCCGGAATCAATAAGATCGCTTGTTTGAATTATTCTTTCTACTTTTCCAAATAAACCAAGCAATACTAATTCGTGAACTTGAGCGCCATCTAATGTTCCTGTCATACCAAATCTATATTGTGTATCAATCATCTTACTCATAATACTTGTGAGACTTTTTGCTTTAAATAAATGCGCTTCGTCACCAACAACAACTTGAAACTCTGAAAAGAATTCTTGTGGCATATTATACATAGACTGCCACGTAGAAATTGTAATTTGATCAGCCGTTGCTTTTTCCACTCCGCCAACAACTTGATGTATGGATTCTTTATAGCCGTATGAAATAAAATCTTTTGCTAATTGAGCAACAAGAGATATGGTCGGAACTATAATCAGCGTTTTTACATTATACCATCTAGCTATCATATAAGCTATTAACGATTTTCCACTGGCTGTAGGAGAAATTAAAACTGATCTTTTATTCCTTACTGCTAAGGTAAATGCTCGAATTTGATGTTCGTGAGGAACAACAGGCAAGTTCAGAGACTTTATAAATTCATTCGCTTCTGTTAGAGATATTTCATCATTACATTGTAAATCTTCATGCGCTTCATAACTATACGAACGTTCATTTGCAAATTCTTCAATAGCAGAATGTAATCCAGTAAATGTAGTAGAGTTCCTAGAGTCTATTAAGCGCATTTTCCCATCCCAATGACGACTTTTATAGGAAGGCATAAATTTTGCGCCAGGAACATCAAATGTAAATCTTTCTGAGATCTCTCTCAGTATCCCTTGATTGGATTCTATTTTTATTCTAGATTCATTAATCTTATGAATGATTATATCTGAAGTCAAATCTTATCCACCGAGAGTTAAACGTCGCCAGTCGATTGCATTCTTAATTTGATATCCTCTAGAATTAATAGACTTCATAATTTCCTCAAGTGTTAAAACTTTTACCTCTAACATCGATATCTTAGCATCGATAGAAATTATCAACTCATCTAATTCCACATTGATCATGATTTCATTCTTCAGGGTTTTTCCTAAAAATTGTTCTCGACCAAGATCAGCCAACTCTTGCTGAGTTGCAGATCCGGAATAATAATTTCGTAACTTAGAAATAATTTGTTTTTTCTGACTCTGATATCCACGAAGGAGTCTACGATCATCGGATAAAAGTGTGATGTATTTCGCATGTAGATTTGGTATGCGAACTGACTCCCGATCTAGATTTAAATCATCTAGAACAGTATCGTTTTTCCACTCGTTAAGGATATCATCAATTTTCATAAGCAATCATTATATAATAAATTAGGAAGAAAGTAAAGACTTATTTTTGGCTAGTAATAACCCTTGACAATTATGTAAGTTCTTGATATAATACAGGTGTTCCGAAGGGTCATCATATTAGGTAACTCTCTCTATGACATATCGTCTATAGCTGAAAGTGGCAGTGGCCTCGATATAGTCAACATCGGATGCGGTTGTATCGAAGACCAATTCAGTTAGATCAGTAGGAAACATATCGTAGAAAAAGATATTAATTGATGGATTTCTATTACTTGTTTGAATATTCAGCGTTCCGTCGGAAACAAAAGAAGCTGCGCTTCCCATTCGTCGAACAGGAGCAAGAGTATTATTAGATAAATTTCTTGTTTGACTAAAATCTTCCGGATGTCCTAGCCCAACCATCCAGTCATGAATTTCGATATAATTCTTAAAGTCTTCGTCTACCCTAAAAGATATGGGTATTGTAGAATATGTTAATTTGTTTCCTGCTCTCGGAATGTTTCCGAAAGGGGTTTGAAATTCAATTGCATTGAGTGATATGCTCGGAAGAGAAGCCTTCTGACAAAAATAATTTACATTAGGCAATTTCTTTATTGAAAAACGAAACCCTAGCTGCGAAAGATAATTTAAATTTGTGGGCTGATTTTCAGACACGGTCATGATTTATTTTTCCATCTAAAACTATATTTAGTATTTTTTAACAGGTCCTTTTCTGCGAACTTTAGGTGCTGCAGGTTTCATTACTTCTTCTAAATTATTTATTTCAGTTGCAACTTGAATTACATCTAATTTATTTTTTTCAGCTTTGATAAATAATCTAGCACACATACTCAATACACTCCAAGCACAAAATCCAATTATTGCACCTGCTATAGCATGATACTCAACAGCGTTTGACCAATTCATGGTATCGATCAGAAGAGTCGATCCTATGATTGCAGATCCTGTTGATATTCCGCCACGGATGGTTGCATCTAGTAGCGTTGAAGGTTTCATGAACGCCATGATAGCTAATCCTCCGAAAAGTCCACCAGCTGCTGCAGCTATTTTTGCACCGATAAAAGTTGCAGACATAGAATTCCTTTAAAAAGAATGGGAGATTTTACACTCCCATTAAGTATGCTACAATTATAATTATTATACTCTAAAAAATGCCCC